GGAGAAGGAGAGTACCCGTTTTGCTTGTTCTTCTTTTGGAACATCAATAGTACCCATAATTTGAGTTCGTACTGGTCCATCTGAAGGTAGCAATTCTTTGTAAGCTTGCGCTTGAAACTGTGTTACCGCTTCAGCTAGCACAGGGTGATTAACACCTGATGCACCTCTAAACGGTTCTGTTCTTCTTTCGTATTTAAAACCTAAAAGTTCTAAACCTTCTTTGTATGATTGTTCCCAATCACCACGTGATTCTTTATATTCGTTATATTGTTCTACAAGTTTTGATCCTAATGGATCTAAAACTTCTTCGCCTAAAAATTCTGCTAAGTTTTCAAAATGATCTTGACCGCCTTCAGCAGATGCAACTTTTGGATCAAAGGAAACTTCTGCGCCTCCTTCTTCTGTCATTTCTATCTCGACAGGTCCGCCTTTTTCTTGAACCTCTTCTACATTTTCTTTGATTGCTTCTTCGATTTCCACTTCTCCTGGAACTTCGACGGTCGTTTTTGTATTCGGTAATGGTTTATCTATCGTGGCCATTTGTTATTTTACCTTCTTTTAAATAATGATTCAACACCTGACTCACTGATATCAGGCATTCTAACTATTGTCAAATTAACCTCTCCACCATCAGCTTTTTTAGTAAAGTCTCGTAGATTTTCGATACCACCTCTAATGTCTCCTTCTTCCACGTCTTTTACGTAATCATCTCCATCTCCAAAAAATTTATAAGTTTCTTCAGCTTCAATTAATTCATCAGAACCAGGTGCTTCTGGATCTCTTCTAATTTCTGCAAATCCTTTTGAACCTTTGTCTGTATCAAAATATATTTCTGCACTACCTGTTGTTTGATCTACATCAACTGTAATATCAGGTCTGTCAGGATGTTTATAACTTTCAACTCTATTAGACTCATTAACCTTTTTTCCTTCTTTCATAACTTTAGCTATAACCATTTCATAAAGCTCCATGCCTTTGTTGCCTACTGCAGCAATACCCTCTCGCACGGTTTCTGATTTTAAAGGTTTTGCAATTCTACCAATAATTGGCATTGACGCTAAACCACCTAACAATTTCATAAAAGTTCTTCTATCCATTATGCTCCTTCTCCAAACACACCACCAAAACTTTCATATTGGTCCGCTAAATAGTTTGTTTTTTCTTCTTCAGTCATACCTAAAATTTTTTCTCTTTCCTTCATCGCAGCTTCTATACCCATTTTACCTAAACCTAAAGCACCAATTCCTAAACCAACCGGTGTCATCATTGCACCTACTCTACCTAAAGATAGAGCTCTACCCAAAGCGTTTTGTAAACCTTTACCACCAAATCTTTTATATGCCTCTGGATATAATAATTCTAATCCAACCATAGGATCAACTGTTGCATCAACAATATTTTTTCCCTCGTCTAAATTATCTTTTACAGTCATACCTGCAAAAGTTAAACCTGCCGCAGAACTACCCAGTGCAGATAATAATCCAGATAATAATTTACCTGTGCCTTTTCTAACCGTCTTACTTAGTAAAGGTGTTGACGCTATGGCAGCCGTGGGCATTGGATTATCTGCAGCCCAATCAAGTAATGTTGCTTGTGAAACTTTATCATCGGTTTTAGGATCGACGAATGCGCCAATCTCGTTGTTGTATTCAATTGGTAGTTCATCTGCGATTCCTTTTCCAGCAATTCCTGTAATAGCTGCAGCTGCTAAACCAACTTTACCTTTCTTAGGAACTTTTTTAAATGCTGTTTGAAACATTTCTCTTATTTTAGTTTTTTCTGGAATATCTATTTTATCTGCTGTGGTAACACCTGGTATAGATTTAAGCTCTGTTAATTTTGTAGATTTAAATAAATCTTTTATTTCATCTGGTGCTTCTAAATTTTCGAGTGTTTTTAAAATTCTAGGAAAAGATCCAGTTTTTGAATCAAAAGCAACATCAGCTTCAGTAGCACCAATTTTTCCAACCGTAGGTAAATCAACTTTAATATTAAAAGATTTTAAAATATCATCTAGTTGTTTTGTAACGTTTGGATTAATTTTATCTCTTTTAAAATAATTTGTAAGTTGTGATCCAACAAAAGCTCTATTAAATACATTAGGAGATATGTTAAGATTAGTTACAAACCTGCCTCCACGTTTTTTACCTGCAACCGGATTAACATCAAATAAATCAAATAACTGCCCTTGAGCTGCTTTGTTTTTATAATAATCATCAGGTTGAAATTTAGTTATTAAATTTCCTGATTCTTTATCTAATCTCAGAGCCATCATTTTTTTTATGTTTTTACCAAACGCAGTATTATTAATTCTATCCGGATCTTCTTTAAAATATTTATTTATTTTTTGAATATTTTTTTCAATAGTTTTTACAGCAGCTTTGTCTGCTGGGCTTGAACCTTTTGTAACAGCTTTTATGTTTTCAGATCTTGTTCTTTGTCTTTTTAATTTTGCAGCTTCTGGATCTTCAGCTGTTTTAAAATCTGCTTTTAATCTTTTATTTAATGCTATCTCTGCAGATTCTTTATTTTCAAAATATTTTACGCCAATAAACTCTTTTGGTATTTTTGTAGTTTTACCTTGAGGGGTTGCAAATACAATTCTATATTTTGCATTAGCAGGAATGTCAGGATTTTGTTTTCTATCAAAGTCTGTAATCTGTCTAATAACATTATGTATTTTTCTAGTTTTAGGATCAAAACGAACTCTTTGAATATCTTTAGTTTTAAATTCTGAAGGTGGAACTTTTTTAATTATATTTTTATCTTGTGCTATTTTTAAAATTCTACCTACAACAACTTGATTTAAATTTAGTTTATTTCCAATATAAGTTCGACCACCTTCTTTATTAGAATATATCTCTAAAATTTTTTTAATCTTTTCTGCATTTAATTGTCCCGTATAACCAGGTTCAAAATATGTTGGAAATAAATTTTTTATTTGTGCGTCAGTAATATTAATAGCCATTATCTTTTCTCCACAAACATTGTTGCAAGACCGCCATCAGCGAAAGAACCCATCTCTGCAGCTGTACCACTACCACTCATGAAACCTTCATCTCTACCAAAGCTTGATTGATAACCACCTCTACCTGCTGCTCTGTTTGCTGCTGCCATTGTAGCCGTTGCTTCTCTAGCTCTTTTAGCTTCTTTTGCTAATTCTATTTCTCTTGCTTTTTTAACAGCTCGTTGAGTCATTTCATTTATAACTTTTTGTCTTCCTTTGTTAAATAGATATTCTCCTAGTTTAGGTCCGAATATTTTATTTAATCCACTTAATACACCGAGGCCTGCTGTTTGTCCTTGAATGTCTTCAAACTCATCTTCTTCTTTCATGCCACCCAATGAACCTATTCCTGGTTGTGAAAGATCCGTCCCTATAATATTAGTTGGACCTCCTATACTTAATCCTATACGACCACCATCTGCTTTGTCTCTTGGGTGTTTGCCAGTATTTTTAATAATCATCAACTCATCAAAAGTTTCATCACCATAAAGTTTGACACCTAACTCTTCTTCAAAAGTTTCTTTAACATCTCTTGGGATTTCTTTTTTAGGAAGACCCGTCTCACCTTCACCTTTTACAATTTTTTCAAGGTCACCCATCGGATCATCTTTTGATAGATTAAATTCATCTAAGTCTTCATCAAATTTTGTTTTGATAGTTGGTATACCTTCTTGTGTACCACCTGTAATTGGTTTGTCTGGATCAAGAGTCAAACCTTTTTGATTTACCACCTTTGTTGTACCAAGTGCTTTTTCTCTTGCTTCCATTTTAACTTTTAACAAATCTAATCCTTCAGGTTCTTTACCCATCATAGATTTGTAACCCCTGACTAATCTGTCAAAAATTATTTTAAAATTTTTTTGGAAAGCGTCTGCTTCTTTAAGACCAAATTCTAGTAACTTCTTTTTACTCATCAGTAATATGTTCTCTCAACTTTGGGGATCGATTCTTCTTTTTCGTCCTCCGGATGCGCCACGAACCCTCCCTGTCTAAAGCGCATTATCGCTTGTGTTGTGCTGTCCACCAAATCGTCATGATCTCCATACGGAAATGATGCACATTCTTCTATAACCTCTTCTGCGAATTTTTCGTCAGGCGCCCAGATTTGGCCACTCTCAAAAAGCGGCGCAACGGCGTTTACTCTAGCGTGTTTGTCTTGACCTTTGCTAGGTGTGTAATTTATAACAGGTATCCCCATTTTTCTCAACTCATAAGTTAGTGGCATACCAGAGGCCTTTGCTTCTATAATCACCGTTTCAGGATTCCAATATCGATATTGATCCCACGCTTCTTTTTTTAATTCTGGAAACTCTAGTCTATCCTTAAATGCATCTAATAATATTAAATTAGCTGGACTATCTTGATCTGGATAAAAGACTCCCCAGGTTGTTATCGCACTATAATCAGATGTCTCCTTTTTTAAAAAAGCTGTATCGTAAGATTGTATGATGTGTTGCAATGGTGGGATATAACCTTTGTCCCATACTTGCCACCATTCGCGTTTAATGAGTGACCCTTCTTCTGCTGTTGGGTTTTGCATCCACTGCGCGTTCCACTTTCCTAAACTTAGTGAGGCTTTGACAGATTCTAATTCATTCAGCTTCCAATATTGTGGCCACACCGGTTTACCTGATGGCATGATCGCTGGAAACTCAATCACCTCCCACTTATCTGATTTTAATTCTTTTTGAGATTTTAATAACATACCGGTTAGGTCTTTCATGTTCCAACGTGTCATAACCACAACGATCGCTCCGCCTGGTTGTAAACGCTGACGTGGACCTGATGTATACCATTCGTAAGCTCGTTCTAATGCTTGCACGTTCAGCGCGTCTTGTTCTGAGTGTGGGTCGTCTATGATTAGTAGATCCGCTCCACGGCCCGTGATCGCCGATCCGACACCCGCTGCATAATATTCACCACCTTGTTCAGTCTCCCATTTGCCCGCGGCCTGCGAATCTTCTCTTAGTCTTGTCTTGAACACTTGCTGATATTCAGGGCTATCGATTAATAGTTTTGCTTTACGACCAAAGCGGATCGCGAGTTCAGTTGTGTGGGTCGTTTGAATTATTTTAAGGTCTGGCTTTTTACCGACCATCCATGCAGGCAACAAGAAAGATGCAAACTCTGACTTAGTATGCCTTGGTGGCATATTAATAATTAATCTTTTGATCTCACCTTTCGCAAGCTTATTAAATTTTTCAGAAATTTTTTTGTGATGTTTTCCTTCAATAAACTCTGGCCACACATGTTTAACAAAAGCCAAGAAATCTTTGTTAACCTTTTCCTCTTTTGTTTTTTCATCTAGCTTCATCGCTAGTTTTAAAAATTCTTTCTGTGCGTCTGGCGGCAGCTTTTCAATAAAATCTGATTTCATAAAAATTTTTGCAGAATTTTTTTCACTTCTGTTTTGTTTTACGTTTTGATTTTACAGTCAATCTATGTCTAAATCAAACACTAAAGGGTATACACTGGGACCCCTTTTTTGCTAGAGGGTGGGTGGGCCCGATAGTTTACAAGCTTTTTGGGTTTTGTCTGGGACCCCTCGGCCCGCAGTTTAGAATTGTTATAATATAGGTTAGTGGTGGGTGGGCCCGCGAGCCCACAGGCTCGCGATCACATTAACTAGAAAGGGAGTTAATCCAAGAGTACATAATATTCATTAATGAAATTCTTTTGAAACCATTCTCGACCCTTATTCATCAAGTCATAATCCTCGCTTGCCTCTGCACCTATTATGGTATCATAAATAGCAACAGCAAACGCTGGCAACTTACATGACTGGCTAAATGTTTCGTCACTAAATCTATTATGAATAGTTAGTTCGTGTGTAGGATCTTCACCAAAGTAGCATTTAGTAAATGGCTCTGGTATTTTGTATGTTTTGTTTTTGTATTGTATGTTCATTGTTATCCTTTCTTTATGGGATTTTATAACATTAATTATTCATATTGTCAATAGGTTTTATTTCTGTTCTTGTATAGTCATAATAACCATTGTTGTAGGTTGTTTTTTTTGGGTCCTCAATCGGTGTTTCAAGTGGCGCCGGTCTTGGGTGCAACTGCGCAAATTCTTCTATGTGTGTGTGAATAAAATCATGCATACAAGTCTGATCACAAAAGTATTTCCAAATTGATCTGGCTCTATATCCATTTAGTGCAATCTTAATTGTCCTTAAAACTTTGGAGCCCTTAACACCACGAACTCTATTTGTTGTTGATCTTTTGTGGCAATTCGGACCATGACACCAGACGTAGTCTGTCATTAGTGCCTCACTTTCCATGATTGCGACG